GTGCAGATGCTCCAATATATTTTATTGACAACTATTGTTATATTGTAACACTTGACCATGGTATTCAACCGTTTAAACTTTACGATTGTCAAAAAAGAAAGATTAAATTAATACATGAGAATCGTAAAGTTATTCTCATGGAAGGCCGACAACAAGGTAAAACAACTTCTGCTGCGGCCTACATTCTTTGGTACACATTATTCCAAGAAAGTAAAACTGTCGCCGTTCTTGCAAACAAAGCATCAACAGCTCGTGAAATCATGGCTCGATACCAATTAATGTTTGAACATTTGCCTGATTGGATGCAACAAGGTATTAAAACATGGAACAAAGGTGACATTGAATTAGAAAATGGTTCGATTGTATTTACAGCTGCAACGACTGCTGCTGGTATTCGTGGTAAGTCAGTTAATTTATTGTACATTGACGAAGCTGCAATCATTCCAAATACTGTAGCTGATGCATTCTTTACTGCGGTGTATCCAGTTATCTCTGCCGGTCAAACAACAAAGATCCTCATTACCTCAACACCATTGGGTTATAATCATTTCTGGAAATTCTGGAATGATGCCGTTAATAAGAACAATGACTTTGTACCAATGTTTATTCCTTATTCAGAGATTCCAGGCAGAACTGAGGCATGGGCACTTGAACAGAAGAGACAACTTGGTGATCTGAAGTATAATCAGGAAGTACTCTGTAAGTTCTTAGGATCGTCCCTGACGTTGATTAACTCAGACACCATCGAATATATGTCAACCTGTCCTACGGTATACTCCAAAGACGGGTTAGATTTATATGAGTACCCTGTCAAAGCGCAGATTGATGAAGATACCGAGGAACTAATAGGTAAACCACATTCATATGTTATTGTTGCTGATACAGCCAAAGGCGTTGGCGGTGACTATTCCGCATTCGTAATTATTGATATCACATCAGTACCATATAAATTAGTAGGTAAGTTTAGAGATAACAAGATAGCACCTATGCTATATCCTAGTGTCATATATAAAGTGGCAAGAGATTTTAACATGGCATATGTGTTGATTGAGGTTAACTCAAGTGAGCAGGTAGCTCATATCATGCATAATGAATTGGAGTATGAGAATCTAATTTTTGTAAATAGGGACACCAAAACTGGACAGGCAGTTACAGGTGGTTTTGGTGGTGGTAAAACTCAATTGGGTGTACAAACAGACAAGAGAGTTAAACGCATTGGATGTTTTACATTCAAATCATTAGTAGAAGAAAAGAAGTTATTAATAACAGATGCAGATACTATATCAGAAATTTCGACTTTCATTCAGGTAAAAGATAGTTATGCCGCAGATGATGGTTACCATGATGACTTAGTGATGCCCTTAGTATTGTTTAGTTGGCTAACGACTAATCCATACTTCAAAGAATTAAATGATGTTAATATTCGTGAAGCAATGTATCAAGCCAGAATTAAACAAATTGAAGAAGATGTTGTTCCTTTCGGATTTGTATTCAATGGGACAGAAGAAGAGTATGCTGTGGAAGATGGAGATATGTGGAAACAAGAAGTTCCATCAGGATATCTAACTTCAAATTTGTAAAAAACTAAATAGAACATAAAGAATAATTGTCCCGTAAACTAAGGAGTAAAAAATGGCCTTTCAGCTATCACCTGGATTAAATATATCAGAAATCGACCTGACAACTATTGTCCCTTCGGTTGCCACATCAATTGGTGGTATTGCTGGTAATTTCAATTGGGGACCAATTGGTGAAGTCACTACCATTACTGACGAGGTTCGCCTTGTTGACCGTTTTGGTAAACCAGATAATACAAATAATGAATATTGGTTCTCAGCTGCAAATTTTCTAGCATATTCAAACAATTTAAAAGTCGTTCGTGCTGCAAACACCACAACAACATTCAACGCTACTGCAAATGGCGCACAGATTTTAATTCAAAATGAAACTGTGTATTCTAACACTTTTGTTGATGCATCCGCAAATGCAACAATTGGTACATTTGCTGCTCGTTATGCTGGTGCATATGGTAACTCATTAAGAATTTCTATTTGCCCAAGTACACAAGCTTTCTCATCAAACTTAACAGTTACAGATACAGTAAAAGTCAATGCTAACCTCACTACTGGCCAAACATCAATCTTGGTTTCTGGAACTGCAAACGCCAATCTTTCTAATAACGATCTAATTTCTGTTGATGGTGGTACAACATATATTCGTGTTGCTTCGGTTAATGCAAATACAATCATTGTTGCATCCGCATTAGCTGCCAATGTTAGTAATGGATCTGCAATTCTTCGTAAATGGCAATATTCAGACCAGTTTGGTGTAGCACCAGGCACATCAACATTTGCATCAATCAATGGTGGTACTGGTGATGAGATGCACGTTATTGTTGTTGATGAAGATGGTGTTTTTACTGGATCTGCAAACACAGTTCTTGAAAAATATGCATTTGTTTCAAAAGCAACAGATGCTATTACAAATGATGGCGCATCAAATTATTACAAATCAGTTATCAATAATAAATCAAATTATGTTTGGTGGATGAGCCATTTACCATCTGGTACTAATTGGGGCAATACATCCATTGCAAGAACATTTACCAATGTTAACTCACCTTTCTCAGCTTCAATGACTAATGGTCAAGACGGTACTATTGGTACTTCAGAAGTTGTAACAGCCTATAGTCAATTTTCCGGTGCAGATACTGTTCCAGTATCACTTCTAATTTCTGGTCCTGGTAATTCTACAGTTGCAACAAGCTTGATTTCATTAGCTGAAAGTCGTAAAGATTGCATGGTGCTTTTATCACCAACAAAATCGTCTGTTGTTAACAATGCTGGAAATGAAACATCAAGTATTCTTGCTTACCGTGCTGGTCTTGCAAGTTCTTCATATGCTGTTCTTGACTCTGGTTACAAATATCAATACGACAAATACAACGATGTATACCGTTGGGTGCCGTTGAATGGTGATATTGCTGGTCTTTGTGCCAGAACCGACCAAGAACGTGACCCATGGTATTCACCAAGCGGTTCAACTCGTGGTACAATCAAGAATGTTATTAAACTTTCTTGGAATCCAAGAGAGGCTGACCGTGATAATTTGTATGTTCAAGGTATTAATCCTGTTGTTACTTTCCAAGGTGAAGGTACAATTCTGTATGGTGATAAGACTCTGTTGAATCGTCCATCAGTATTTGACCGCATCAATGTTCGCCGTTTGTTTATTGTTCTTGAAACAACCATTGCTCGTGCTGCACGTTCTACAATGTTTGAATTCAATGACCAATTCACAAGAGCTCAGTTTGTTAATTTAGTTGAACCATTCCTCCGTGATGTAAAAGGTCGCCGTGGTATTACTGATTTCCGTGTTGTATGTGATGCTACAAATAACACTCCTGAAGTTATTGATAACAATCAGTTTGTTGGTGACTTGTATATTAAACCAGCTAGATCCGTCAATTTCATCCAACTAAACTTCGTTGCTGTTAGAACAGGTGTAAGTTTTGAAGAAATTGTTGGAAAATTCTAATAAATAAAGGAATAGGAGAAAACAAATGGCATTTAATGTAAATCAATTTCGCTCACAGATGACGGGCGATGGCGCCCGTCCAAATTTATTTGAAGTTACTTTAACTTTTCCTGAATTTGCCGGCACTGGTGCATCGACACCATTCACGTTCATGTGTAAACAAGCATCTATTCCAGCCTCTTCAATTGGTTCCGTAGAGGTTCAATACTTCGGCCGTACATTGAAGTTTGCTGGTAATAGACCTTCTTTTCCTGACTTAAGCGTGACAATTATTAATGATGAAGATTTTGTTATTCGTACAGCATTTCAAAAATGGTTAAATGGCATTAATAGCCATGCAGCCAACTTGCAATCAGCTCCTGCTGCTTTAGGACTAGGATACAAAAGAGATGCAAGAGTAACACAGTTTGCTAAAAATGGTAGAGCTCTAAAGAGTTACAATTTCATTGGTGTGTTCCCAACAGAACTAAGTGATATTGCTTTGGATTGGGGTTCAAATGATGCTATTGAAGAGTATACTGTAAATCTTTCTTACCAATGGTGGGAAGCTGATGACGGCAGTACAGATAGAACTGCTATTACTACTACTGGTGAATAAACAATAGGGGCTTCGGCTCCTATTGTTTTCAAATATAGGATGAAATACTGATGGCAGTAAAACTTTTTGGGTTCACCTTAGGGAAAAAAGACATTGTTCAGGTTGAGAAACCTGATCAAGCTTCTTTTGCGCTCCCTACAGAAGCAAACGATGATGGTGCAGTTACCATCACGCAAAATGCCCATTATGGCACATATGTAGACTTAGAAGGTTCTGTTCGCAACGAACTGGAACTAATTACTCGTTACCGTGAAATGTCAAATCACCCTGAGTGTGATATGGCTATTGATGAGATTGTCAATGAGGCAATTACTCATGCAACAGATGGTACGGTTATAGATATCAACTTGGATAATCTTAAACAACCAGAATCAATTAAGAAAAAAATTGTAGAAGAATTTGATAACATCCAAAAGATGATGAATTTTTCAAATTTAGCTGATGATTTGTTTAAACGTTGGTACATTGATGGTAGAATTTATTACCATGTTGTTGTTAATATTAACAACCCTAAAGATGGTATACAAGAATTGAGATATATTGATCCACGCAAGATTCGTAAAGTGCGTGAGATTTTAAAAGAAAGAGATCCAAAAACTGGTGCTCAAGTTATTCAATCTATAGCTGAGTATTATGTGTACAATGACCGTGGTACAACAACGCAGACATTCACATCAGCGGTTAATCAAGGTCTACGAATTGCACCTGAATCAGTAATTAATGTCAATTCTGGTTTGATGGATGCAAAAAACACCTTTGTTATCTCTTATCTGCACAAAGCAATCAAGCCACTCAATCAATTAAGAATGATTGAAGATGCAGTTGTTATTTACCGTTTATCAAGAGCACCAGAACGCCGTATATTTTATATTGATGTAGGTAACTTACCAAAAGGTAAAGCTGAACAATATATGCGCTCTATTATGACTCAGTATCGTAAC